CAACCCACGTAACTCCTCAGCAATAGACTTGATATACGTATACGAGTTAATAGCACCGCCCATTCCTTTCATACGAGAAGAGGCACAGATGTTCAGGTAATCAATAAAGATTAGGTCAGGAACAAAGTTCTTCTTCAGTTTCAGTTCGTTCAACAGGGCACGGAAGTGCGAGGCATTCGCCTGTCCTGTCGGGTATTCTTTGATGATCAACTTGCCCTGAGTCTTACGTGAGATTTCACCCACACGATCACGGAACATATCCTTCGATAGGTTCTCAAGTTGATCTATCGGGACGTTGAGAAGATTTGCATCGATCCGTTCTGCGATACGCTCTTCAGCCATTTCCATAGTGACGTAAAGGACATTTTTCCCCTGTGACAGGGAAGCTCCAGCACAATGGCACATGAAAAGAGATTTACCCACACCCGTACCAGCAAGAGCGATGTTGAGGGTTTTGTTAGGTAATCCACCCTTAGTGATATCATTGAAGTATTCCAGATCGAACGGAATACGTTCTTCTTTTTCGTGGTAGAAGTTGAATCGGGCATCTACATTCTCCAGATAATCGTGACCGATATTAGTGTCAAAGGTCACCGACAGTGCCTTACTCAAGACTTCTGGAATAGAACCCTTCGCAAGAGACTTGTGTTTACCTTCAATGATCTGGATAGACTCCATGACCGCATTGAAAACGGCTCGGTCTTGACACCACTTCTCAGTACGATCAACCAACCAGTCAAGATTAGATTCTTCCTTTACAAACAAGTTAGGTAAGATTTCCACCGCATGACGATACTGTTCATCCGATAGACGATCTCCCTCATCAATCTCAATCTTGAAAGCTTCCAAGGTAGGAAGTTTGTTGTACTTGGCAATAAATTTGGTGAACTCCCGAAAGAGTGACTTGTACACTCCTTCGAAGTAGTCCGGTAGGATAAATGCTGCAACTTTACGTGCAAATGGATCGTTTGTTACTAGGTTCTTTAGAATCGTTTGTTCTAGATTAATATCCACTATTTCCTCTCTTGTGCGACGAGCCACCCCTCCGCATGTGCCTTCTCCAGAATGTCTTCTAGGATATCAGCGGCATGTTCTTGAAGGTTTACGTCTTCAGTTGTCACTTCAGGGTCAGGGGTGTATACTATCACAAAGTTGAAGGTAAGGCAATCCCTACTGCCATCAAAAGCGACATTTCCATAACGAATAACTGTTTCTGTAAGATCACCACGTAGGATGCGAACATCCCACGCTTGATCATTTGGTGAGTCCTCGACGGGAATCAACTTGTAGTCAATTCCCTCCGAGACCTTATCGACATTAATCTTCGGCATCGACAATCTCATCCATCCCAACCTGTTGAGGTAGACCGATCTTGTATTGTTTCTCCAGAAAATCTGCGAAGTCACTAAACTCAAAGATCGGAGCCCAGAACTCTTCTTCTAGTGTCTGAGCCAATCGAACTTTAGGGTCAACCAGTTCCCCAGTGTTAGTGTCAACACGACAGTACCAACCGTTACTAGGCTTAGCAACATACCCACCAACAAGAGCAACATCCAAAAGGCCGCTCCAACGTTGAACACCGCCTTCCCAAGAAACTGAGATAGGGATTTTAGACTTTTCTTTAACATAACGGGACTTCTCCACATTGATTACAAAGTGATAACCCTTGATCTCAGTACCCTGTTTGTCTTGTTGACGACCCAGAATCCAGATGTTATCGGCAGAGTAGTAGATACCCGTACCACCACCCACAATATCTTTCGGGAACAAACCGATCTCTTTGTAGGTATGGTTGACAGCCAACATAGGAATGTTCTTCATCGCAAGGTATGGGGTTGCCATACGGAACAGACCTTTCAGTGCTTTCGCACGAGACATGTCAGCAACACCTTTCTCATTCAATGCATCTTCAAGTTCTTTCTTGGACGCAAGGTTACCAATCGAATCGATAACGACAATGACATTATCATCACGATCTATTTCTTCAAGTTGATTGATTAGATCGAACTTGAGTTCTTCTACATTTGTGATAGGAGTGTGAAGGACACGACTAGTGTCAATTCCAAACTGTTGGAAATAAGATTGGGGGGAACCAAACTCACTATCATAGAATAGTAATACCGCATCTTCTTTCTCCTTCAGATACGCACCCGCCATCAACAGGGCGAATGAAGTCTTGAAGTGTTTCGATGGGCCTGCCAGAACCGTAAGTCCTGGCGTCACACCACCGTTGATTGAACCCGATAGTGCCACGTTAACCATTGGCACATCGGTAGGAACCATGTCCTTTTCAGTGAAGAACTTACTCTCCGACAACACCTCCGTTGTCTTGATCTTGCTGTTCTTCTTCAGTTTGTCCATCACGCTCATTTTCATCTCCAAATGTAATATTGTTTGCTTTCTCTCGTTCGTCAAGTTCGTAGTTCTGTCGATAACGATTGTTGATATCCAACACATTCTTCAACAGATCAAAACTGACCACGTTACCTTCTTCGTCCTTGATCTCTGAGAACTTCAACAGTGCAGTCGTATCCTTGGGAAGACATGCACCACCGAATCCACGTTTGCGATCATAGCCCGGCACACGAGTGTGACCGATACCCACACGAGGGTCAGAACCCATTGCACGAGTAACGATATTATAACTACATCCGAACATGTTGACAAGATCAAAGAACTGATTAAAGAACGTGACCTTGGTTGCAAGGAATGCGTTAATACCATACTTAACAAACGATGCCTCTGCAGCTGACATGCGATAGTACGTATCAGATTTGCACAGACTGAAGATATCATAAATCTGAGTCAGTTCTGCAGTACCACGTTCAGTACCACCAAGAACATGGAAGTCAGCATTCACGAACTGTTCTTCTGCAGACTTCTCCGTGAGGAACTCAGGGTTATACACGAAACGGTCAACCCCATCTTCGAACATAGAGTTGTACAGACGGTCAATAATGTCAGGTGTAATTGTCGATTTAACAACAACCAATGCTTCGGTATGTTCAATCAACTTGAGTACTGCATCCTCAACAATAGACGCATCCACGAAACCCGTTTCTGCATTCATGGGCGTAGGCGCACACACGAACACACACATAGGATCAAACTCCAACATATCGTCAACAGAAGTATCATACTTCGGATCAGCGATATGCAAATCCACTAGGGGATGTGTGAATGCATACTCGACCGCACGACCAACAAAGCCGTGTCCAACAATCCCTAGTCGAAAGGGGTTGTTGTAACTGATCGGTTTCTGTTTGTCCGCTTGAGTAGGCCCAGCTGCCTCATTCATTGCTGGATTATATTTGTCAAAATCATCTGCCATTTGTTACATCTCCTAGTTTAGGTATCCACTCTTTGTACCATTCAAAAAATTTCTTAACACCTTCATCAATAGACACCTTGGGACTATATCCAAGTGCCTGAAGTTTCTCTGTGTTACTCCAAGTCTCTTTAGTATCTGCGGGGTGTTTCTCACAGAGATTCATCTTGGCACCCTTTCCGGTCTCCCGTTCAATCGCCTTGATGAAGTCCATCAGTTGAACCTGTTCACCCCTACCGATATTAAATATTTCATTTGACTCAATTTCACGACTATCAAACTTCTCAAGGACAATCTCAATACCGTCAAGAATATCGTCGATGTAGGTAAAGTCTCGTTTCATGTCCCCATAATTATACACGTCAATGGTCTCTCCGTCAAGTATTTTTTTCGTAAACTGAAAGAGTGCCATATCAGGACGACCCCAAGGGCCATAAACAGTAAAGAATCTCAGTCCCACATTATCAATACCAGAGGACTTGAACTGACATTCGTTGACGTACTTAGTGTATGCATAAGCGTTCAGTTGGTGCGCCTTAACGTTATCTTCAACCCAACCGTTTTCTGTAATGGGAGTACCACCATAAACAGAACTAGTAGATGCATAGATCACACGAGGTCTCTTCATACCTTCAGGCATATCGTTGATAATATCAATCAACTTTTGAGTACCGTCAATATTGTTAGAATGATACTCAGCTTCATTACCAAAGGAATCTCTCACACCTGCGTGTGCTGCGAGGTGAATAATATAATCAAAAGGCCCAGCGCCTCCGTGATTAATTAGAGATGAATTCGTCAAGATGTCACTTCGAATATCT